GCCCAGAGTGCGTCCGCCAAAGGCGCGTCCATCGCCGAGGAAACCCGCCCCCGATAAAAGTAATCTGCCGAAACGCTGAAGCGATCGCAAAAGCGGACGATGAACCACGGATCTGGGTAATGCTCTCCGCGCAGCCAATTCCCTAATTTCGACGGCGCTACGCCAAACATTCGGCAGATTTCGACTTGCTTCTTGCCAACCGCTTCAATCGCGGTTCGCAGACGGTCGCCTACCTGCAGTTTGTGGGATGTTGCGCTCACACCTGAGTGTCGCACCCATGGCACTAAGTGCGAATGCAGGGGTTCTGGCGCACGATTTGGGTTGCCGAAAGTGCAGGATATCTGCATTATCGGCTCATGGCTCATGGAAATCCTATCGACAGCGCCATTGCCGCCGTTGGAGGCGAGGACGCCTTCATGCGCGCTGTGGGCATCAAGCGTCGCGCGCTGTTCTACTGGCGCGCTAATGGCATTCCCGCCGTTCGCCTGAAAGCTGTCTCCGAAGCTACTGGTATCCCGGCGCACTCGCTGCGTCCTGATCTGTTTGGGATGGATGCCAAGTCTCCTTCGGAGATTGCTGCATGACGGCAGCCTACCAACCCACCTCACTCGCCGCGACACACAGCGTCGTGAGCGCGGGCGAAATAACCGCAGACCGGTGGACCGTCGTCGCCACGCGCACGGGCCGGTTCTGGAGCTATCGCACCGGCTACACCGGCGCCGCGCTTGTCGCCGCCGCTGACGCCGACACCATCGTCCTGATGCACCGTAGGGCAGCTGCAGGCTGGGAACTCGTCGCCCAGCTTGCCGGCCCGGCCTGGCGCCGCTTCCAGGCGAGGCGCTGATGAACGAGATCACTGTGCAACGCGGATCGGAAATAGGCTCCCACAAGATGCACGGTGCCACCGGCGCGGGCCGCGGTTCGTCCGCGCGCGTCGGTGGAGAGGCCAGCGTGGCTGGCGTTCCTCTCGGAAACTTGGCCGGCGGGGCCGAGCGTCCCGCCGGTTCTTTTCTGCGGGGGGCCATTGTTGCCACGCATGAACGGTGGACAGAGGCCGACAAGCTGGCGCTGCGTCGCGACTGGCGCAATCCGAGCATCCTGAATGAGCAGCTAGAGGCGCGGTTTGGTCGGTCCTTGTGTGCGATCCGCGCCAAGGCGCAGTCGATGCGCCTGGGGAAGCGGCCATCCGAGTGTGACGGCAAGCGGATGGCTGCGCTGGCGCGGCGTGCGACGCTGTCCGAGCGGTGCGCCAAGCGCCGCGCCGAGATTGCGGAGATGCAGGCGCAGCGCGAAGCCGAGGAGCGGCGGCGGTGGGCGGAGTTAGCGCAATGGCGGATCGCTCACGCGCGCGAGCTGCTGCGCCGCGGCATCCGAGCCGAGACGGTGGCGCAGGCGTGGCGGATGCGGCCGGCGGCGCGCGTCGTGACGCAGGCCAGCGCCGACGATGACGACACCGAGCCCAGCAAGCCGCTCCCGCCGTCACCGTGGCGGAAGGTGAAAGCCGAGCTGGTGCAGCGCAAGTGCCTGCGGTGCCGGCGAGAGTTCGCCGCGCCCGGCAAGTTCGTGCGGCTCTGCGACTACTGCCGGACACGTGATGAGGGGGTGCTGTGAGCTACGATCCCATAACCGCCGCGCTCGTCGCGGAGCTGCACCAGCGCGCGGCGCGTGGGGTGATTAAGTATGGCGTCAGCGTCGCGAATAACCCGTTGACGCCGCGCGAGTGGCTGCAACACGCCAAGGAAGAAGCCCTCGATCTCGCCGTCTACCTGGAGCGGCAGATCCGCACCGAGGACGGCCGCGCAGACGCAGCGCCGAGCCACGAACCCATCCGCGTCCGCATCCGCCTCGCCTCCGGCGACGTGGTGGTGCGCGACGTGGCGACGGTGGCCGAGGCGGTGGCGGAGTTGCCGTGGCCGTTGGCGGTGGCGTGGGAAGTCGAAGCCTCACAAGGAGCTTTCTGGTGATCCTGCACCCTGAATACGCCGCGTTTCTTGCCGGCAAGGCGCCGCGCGCGCAGGCGATCGGCATTGAGCCGGGCCCGATCCCGGCGCACCTGTTTGACTATCAGGCCGAATGCGTCCGCTTTGCCCTGCGCCAGGGCCGCGCCGCGATGTTCCTGGACACGGGCCTGGGCAAGACGCGCATTCAGCTCGAATGGAGCCTGCAGGCGGCCGAGGCCAGCAACGGCCGCGCGCTGCTTCTGACGCCGCTGGCCGTGGCGCGCCAGATTGAGCGCGAGGGCCTGGCACTCGGCTATCCGGTGCGCGTGATCCGCAGCCAGGACGAGGCGCGGGACGGCATTAACATTTGCAACTACGACCGCCTCGGCGCGCTTGATACCGTGCAGTTTGGCGCCGTGTCGCTGGATGAAAGCTCGATCCTCAAGAGTTTTACGGGCGCCACCACGCGCGCGCTGATCGCGTCGTTTGCTGAGCATCGGTTTCGGCTTGCCTGCACCGCCACGCCGGCGCCGAACGATCACATGGAGCTGGGCACACACGCCGAGTTCCTGGGCCAAATGCGCAACGTGGAGATGCTGTCGCGCTGGTTCATTAATGACACCGCCACGGCATCGCAGCAGTGGCGGATCAAGGGCCATGCCGTCGAAGCCTTCTGGGATTGGGTGGCATCGTGGGCGCGCTGCGCTGAGACGCCGGCTGATCTGGGATACGACGCCTCGCGGTTCGTGCTGCCACCGCTCAACGTTCACCGCCACAAGGCCGCGGGCGACCTGCGTGCGCCGGCCGGGATGCTGTTCGCGTCGGACCTGTCGGCAACGAACATGCACGCCATCAAGCGCGAGACGGCGCAGGCACGGGCCGAGGCTGTCGGCGCGCTGGTTGCCGCTGAGCCAAGTGAGGCCTGGGTGATCTGGTGCGACAACGACGCCGAAGCGGACGCGCTCATGGCTGCGGTGCCTGGCGCCGTGGAGGTGCGAGGCTCCCACACGCCGGAGCGCAAAGAGGCGGCGCTGGCGGCGTTTGCCGCGGGCGAAGCGCGATACATCATCACGAAACCGTCCGTGGCGGGCCAGGGGCTTAACTGGCAGCACGCCGCGCGCATGGCCTTCGTGGGGCGCAGCTTCAGCTATGAGGCTTGGTATCAGGCGGTTCGCCGCTGCTGGCGTTTCGGCCAGACGCGGCCCGTCGACGTGCATCTGATCGTGGCCGAGGGCGAGGATCAGATTGGCCGCGTGATCGACCGCAAGGCGGACGACCACCGAACCATGAAGCGGGCGATGGCTGGCGCAATGGCGCGCAGCCGGGCGGCAAAGGCCGCAACCCGCGTCCCATACGAACCAACACACATCGGGAGGCTGCCGGCATGGATGTGCGCTGCTTGAACAGTGCCCACGGCCAGAAGTGGACGGCGATCAACGGCGATAGCTGCGACGTGCTGGCACAGTTGCCAGACGCCAGCGTTGGCTTTTCAATCTACTCTCCGCCGTTCGGGGATTTGTTTGTTTACTCGGAAAGCGAGTGCGACCTGGGCAATTCGGCCAGCGACGCCGAGTTTTTCGAGCACTACGAGTTCATCATCCGCCACAAGCTGCGGGTGACGAAGCCGGGCCGGCTGTCTGCCGTCCATTGCTCGGACCTGCCCACGCGCAAGTGGCGGGATGGGTTCATCGGCTCCAAGCCGTTCTCGGACGATATCGTGGCCGCGCACCTGCGCGCCGGGTGGACGTTCGTGCGGCGCGTGACGATCTGGCGCGATCCGGTGGTGGAGATGACGCGCACGAAGGCGCTGCATCTCCTGCACAAGCAGATCCTCAAGGACAGCACATGCTCGTGGCCCGGCACACCGGACTACCTGCTGCTGTTCCGCGCGCCGGGAGAGAACGCCGAGCCGGTGGGGCACAAGCCGGCCGATTTCCCGGTTGAGCTTTGGCAGAGGTGGGCCAGCCCGGTGTGGTTCGACATTAGCCAGACGGCGGTGCTGAACAACAAGGCCGAGGCATCCAAGTGGATCGGCGACGCGCTTAGCCTGGACGCGGCGCGCGAGGAAGCGGACGAGCGCCACCTCTGCCCGCTCCAACTGCCGCTGATCGACCGCGCCGTGACGATGTGGAGCAACCCGGGCGACGTGGTGCTGTCTCCGTTCATGGGCATCGGCTCCGAGGGTGTGGTGTCGGTGAAGCGCGGCCGGCGGTTCTTCGGCTGTGAGCTGAAGCCGTCGTATTGGCGGCAGGCGGTGCGGGCTCTGGAGGGCTCTGAGCGTGGCGCGGTGGATCTGTTTGCGGACGCTGCCGATTGATGCGCCCGGAAGATCGCCTGCAATCCCGCTGCCGGATGCTGCTGGACAGCCATCTTCAGCCGCCGTGCTGGTGGTCCAGCGTGGGCCATGA